CCTTCAGGTGGCATCGGGCCTTCCGGCATCGGCATCGGCGCAGGCTCTGGCGCAGGAGCTGGAGCTGGAGCTGGAGCAGGCTGCATGGCCTGCTTCATAAACTCGCGGTCACGCTGCATCATGGCCTGAATGCTGGCGGTATTAACTTGAGTGTTATACTTCGCCTCGATCTCCGCTGCTTTTAACATTATGTCTGCATCGATCTTGTCGCGCTCACGATCATCCTTACGAAGCATCTCTTCGCGTTCAAGTTCAAGTTCGGCGGCTTTCTTCTGGATGTCGGCCTGGATAGATTGCGCCTGCACTTGCGCCAAGATTTCTTCAGGCGAAGGTGGCGGTGGTGCAGGAGGTGGGGGTGGCGGCTGAGTGGCAGGGTCTTTAAAGAACATATTGGGGTCTTTGAACCCAGCCAATGCCAACATCTGCGCCAGGGTATTACGATACTGCGCCAGATCAACGAGCGGGTTGTTCTGCACACCGCCTTGCTGGATCAGCATTTCCTGCTTCTGAGCGACTTGTGCGAGGAACGCCAGTTTCTCTTCGTTAGTTCCAGTGCCAAGCGCAACATTGACGAGAACGTCCATGCTCGCGTCCCACACACGCGGGTCAATCGGCACGAACTGATTGCGCAGACGAACCATACGAGGCGCGTCTTGATACGTCGTCACAAGATACAGCGCCTTCTTAAACAGGCTTTTCATACCCGTCTCTGCAAAGATACGGCAGATGAGTTCAATATGCTGCTGTGCTGCGGTGACTGTCGCCGCGACCGCAGCGCGGGTAGACGACTGAAGCGCGTTTGCATCAAGACCCGCAGCGGCCTTGCTGATACCTGTGCGGTTCTCACGCAGTTCATCCATATACTGCAACATCGGGAACGCTGCTTGGCCGACAAAGGGCTGGGAGAACGGCTGCACCATGCCCGGTGCGCGCATACGAATGATACCACCTACTTCGGTGTTCATTACGTCTTCGAGGTTGACTTGACCCTCGACAACAGCAGTACGCGGGTGGATAGACTGCGCCAAGCTGTCGAGCATATTACGCAGGATATTCGACTTGATAAGCTGGATGTCCATAACGACATCCGCAATCGACATACCAAAGAAGGTATGTGGCTCTGGATCAGGACAGAAGTCTACAAACGGAATGTGATCGCACGGTTCGTTGTGCAGAATACGGTAGGCGCTGCCCCCGACACAGACACGGCGCAGTTCGGCGATACCGTCGCCGTCCATATCTACATAGAGGTACGCTTCAATATATTCGATCTTACGGCTTGCGAGGTCTGTTCGGCCCGCGCCAAGTATCGTTGCGTCCGGATTCCGGTCGAAGGCTTCTTCGTTCCCATTAAAGTCTTCGGTTGTTTCGTAGCCAAGGTCTTCAATCTCGTCGAGGTCGTAGCCCATCTTAACAAGATCGGAGACAGTTACATACCGGCGGTGGCCGACAAATTCGGCTTCTTCCAGAGATTTCGCTTGGCGGTCGATCAGAAACTCTTCAGGCGGAACAGACGCTACAGCAACGCGGCCCTTAGTTGTTGTGCGGACAACGGTGCAAGAGTACGTCGCAGGCGTCTGCGACATCATCATCATACCATCGGGGCCGACAGTTTCTGTTTCCGAGGTTTCGATTTCAACGTCACGAAGTTCTACGTCAGGGTCGGATACCAGAACAGTAAAGGATTGTTCGTCTAGTCCGGTATAGTCGATAGTCTCGACATTCTTCTCTTCGTCCCACCAAATCTTCATGATACCGTTCTTACGGATCAGCGCATCTTTGAAAGACGAGTAACAGACGTTGAAAAAGTTATTATCGCGGGTCAGACAGTAGTTGACGTATTCCGTCGCCTGCTCGGCGCTCTGCACATCTTCCGGCCCGTTCGGCGCATACTCGACAACATTGCTGGCGGAAAAGAACACGCGCATGATTGACGGCATGATAGCCTGGACGGTGTCGCGCACGTCCATTGATACGACTTGGCTGCGGCCTTCTTCTTCGTTTCCGAACGGCTCGCCTTTGTAATATTCGCCGGCTGTCGCTCGCTGGGGGCTGATAACATCATCAACATAATCGACGGCGTCATCTATCTCGGCTGAGACAATACCGTGTAAGTCGTCTTCAGTGACGCCCTGAAACTCCTCTTCTTCCATGTCCTCCGGCATCTCGCCGTTAGCGGCCATGTCAATTTCCTCGTCGGAGGGTTTACTGTTGTCGCGGTATTTCGCCATCTAGTTTGTCCTATTTACGCTCGGCGGAACGCTTTTTGTCCAAATACAGAATTGCCTCTTGTAACACAACTGCGCGATCTTTTGCATAGCCTAGCATGAGATTACAGAGATGGCACAAAATTCCGCGTACAATGTTAGTGTCGTGACAGTGATCTACGACGCTTTGACGGCCATGTTTGTCAGTTTCAGCATCTAGTTCACATGAACAAATAGCACACTGGCCGTCCTGGCTTTCAAGCAAATCTACAAGTTCGGCGTAGTTAAGTTTATATCTGCGATTAAGATTATGACATCTGTTGCAGAACGTGCGTCTGCTAGAATATTCCTTTATTGGCCGCTCGTGATTACAGCGACTGCAAATTTTCGTCTCTGTCATTCACGGACCCCCTCCGTCAACTTTCAGAGACACGACAATACACTTTGTTTTGTATAAATAAAAGGGGGCCGGTGATTGCGCGCACCGACCCCCTAAAGCAACGAATAAGGGAAGGAGAGGAGGAAAACCCTATTCGCGCCGCTCTACCCTAAGCAGAGGAGCTATGTCTAATATAGTCTAATATAGTCTAATTACACAAGCCCCCTAATGTTTCTGCGCAGCGGGCCTTTGTTCGCGGCAGACAGTGAGTATCCATGCAATGCCGTAGATACATCTGTGGCTAGACAAAGACATAACGCATCAGCTTTGTCGGGACTGCCAAGACCGCGCTTCTTCATGCTTTCTTTACTCTCGACTTGCATCTTGCCGGCGGAGGTAAAGCTATATCTTGGCGCAGCTAATTCGGCGAACAAGACTTCATCTTTAGGTATCTTCACATCACGATTCGCCAGCCAGGCTTTGGCCTTAAACCAAAGCTCGGCCCGTAAATTGGCGTATGTGCCTTTCATCGCCGGGCTTTCCGCCACGTTGATACCTCTGGCTGGCAAGCCCAATTCACGCAGACGGTCAAGAACACCCGCACCTAGCCCGATACTATCGACTAATATCTCAACCGGCTGCTTGCTAGGCGGCAGTGCCTCGTATTCAGCTACCACAGCGCCCGTCAACTGCATCAAGTCCAGCCCTTTCCAGGTCTGTATCTCTTCGACGACGGAACCTCGGCGCTTGGCTAGGGCGCTGGCGTCACTACCCATACGCGCAACGTCCAAACCCCACACGCCAGCAGCGTTCTCGTTCACGCCCATGTCGCGGTTCATAGCTCCGTCAATCAGTTCAACGGGGATCACGGTGTCTTCTTCGCGTGGCGGGAAGTTACCTAGAACGCGCACATGATAGGCGGGACTATCTTCGCCATATCGTAGTTGCATCTCCTTGACGAAGTCTTCGGACACACGCGGGCTGTCGAGACACGACACATGAAAAGTCTTCCACTCGCCTTTGAGGCGATTGTGCGTGTCGTAAAACATACCTGTGTTTCTGGTCGGGTTGCCTAGAAGCAAGGTCGTGGCGCTATGGCCAGACATCGAACCCGACGCAGCCTCGAACACGCTCTCTGGAACACCAGACGCCTCATCGGCCACCAGCAAAACATGGTCAGAGTGAATACCCTGCAACGCTTCCGGCGTCTCGGCGCGGGATGTACGCGCAGAAATAAAGGCTTCAGTCGGCGATGCTTTGAGTTCGATACGGTCACTTTTAACTTCAACCAACGTCTTTAGAACATCTGGCAACTCATTGACCCACCGCTTGAGTTCGGCGAACATGGCGTCGAACAACTGGCTGGATGTCGGCGCAGTGACGACCACCTTCACCGGATAGCGCGTCAAAAAGTAATGTAGCATCGCCCAGGATGCCGCAGTAGACTTGCCTACGCCGTGACCGGATCGCACCGAGATACGGCGGTGGCCTTTACTGATCGCTTCAAGAAACTTGACTTGCCACGGGTCTGGGCGAACGCGCAGAACATCGCGCACGAAACCAGCCGGATCGTCCTTATACTTCTTCAAAAACTGCAAAAAGAAGTTTGGCTGCTGCTGGCTGCTCTGGGACATTAAGTCCGCAGCTTCCTTTGCAGCTTTGGCGGCTCTGGACGGGTTTGTCGTTTTAGGCTTCGTAGCCTTCTTTTTTGTCTTAGGGCTGGTGGACGAAGTCATAATGCTCTCCTGTAATGATCTTGCGAACGGTGACATGGCTGATGTCGATGCCATGCTTCTTGGCAATGATCTTGACTATGTCGCGGTAACTGTAGCCTTTCAAGCGCGCAGCTTTCATCGTCACAATCGCATCTTGCTCTTCGGGGTTCTCGCGCAGCCGCGATCCTCGGCCCTTACCTGATAACGAATAACCAAATGGCGGCTCTCCGCCCAGAAAACCACCGGCCTCTTTCTTGGCCTTGCGGCCTGCGAGTACGCGCTCTTTAATCCTGCGGCGCTCTTCACCGCTAAACACCGCCATGATTTCGAGCATGAAACGACCGTTCGGGTTGTTCTTGTCCATGACGTTGCCGTAGCCGTTAATAATAAGGTTTATTCCGGCCTCCTCCCAATCACCAATGACGTTCAGTGCGTCCCTGGCGTCACGGAACATTCGGTCGAGCTTGGATACAATTACAGTGTCGCCTTCACGAAGGAACGCCAGCTTGCAGCCTTCTTCTCGGCGCAGGAGCGGGACCGCGCCCGACACGCCTTTCTCTTCATAGATGTGGTCTAGTTCCAGATCGTGGGTAATCGAAATACCTTTTATCTGGCGGGCCTGATCATCCAGGCTGGTATTCTCAACTTGGTCCTCAGTGGACACGCGGGTGTAGCCATAAACAGCCATATTCCATCTCCTTGTTAGTAAGGCAACACATAACGAGCGCCTTAACACTATTCAAGCTAAAAATTACAATTTTTTTGTGAGGGGGGCTTGGCCGGGAAGTGGTGGGGGGTAGGGGGTTTCTGCGAAAAATCGG